GCGGGTTTAACATTCATTTTCATAATGTATCTCCTTTCATTTGTAAAAATTCGCTTAACAGTCTTCTCCAGTAGACGTATAAGCGAATAGATTTAAGACACTAATTTGTTTCCTCTTGGGCATAGTTGCACCGATATGTACCCTGAAGTATATTTCCATTACGACAAGCGTAAGCCACGGTATCTTTATGTACACCAAGTTCTCGAGACAACTGCGACGCACTTTCATATGTACCGATGTGTTTGCCTTGCAAATCGTATAATTCAACCGCTTTGCGCAAATGTTTTGCAAAGTTTTGTTTCTTAACATCAATTCGCTGTAAAAAATCACGTTGAAACGCCTGTAAATCAGCACAATTATCTTGATATGCCCAAGTGAATCCGTGTGTATAATTCAGTTTTCCGCAACAAACGCGACTAATAACGCTGTGAGAAATGCCCGTCTCGTCTTCAGCCTGACGAATGCTCTTATAAATTCCTACCAAATTGCCATCCATATCAAATTGATATATTGGCCTGCATATAGAATCGTCATATAGCCCATCAGCCCACGCGTTTTTAACTCGATTAGCTATTTCCACTTTCACGTCTTCGCTATGATGTTTCCCGTAAAATGCGTTGTCGGAGCCAAAATGCTGCACGCCTGTTGTGCCATCTCCACCGGCAGAGATGTTATATCCGTAGTCTCTATTGGTTGTGTTGTATTGCTTGATTAAAGCAATTTCCATATTTTTAGCGGAATCTTCGGATAAATTTTCCGCGACGACCTCGTGTATAATGTTGTCCCACCCATATTTTCGGATAGCTCTGGCAAAATAAGAATTTTCTTTATATCCTTTGCCGTAACGCCATCTTTCATTGACCGATTGACTGGTTATCCCGACATATTTCTTGCCGTTCGGCGCAGTGTGAATATACACGCACCAGCAATGTTCATTCATTTCGCAGTTACCTCCTTTCTATGTTATTTGAACCAAAACGTATAGTGAGGCTTTTCCTCATTAAAAAGCCAATATCTCAAATGGTCGTCAAGCACGATTGCGGCGTGGGCTATAACGAACCAAATGAGAGCAAAAGGCAAACAAACTTGCCCAAGGATGTTTAAGGGGGTATTTGAATAATCCCACACATCCCACTGAAGCCAGATATTAACAACAACACCACAGGCAAACTCAAGAGCAGTGATGATTACTGCGCCTATACCTGCCTGAGCCCAAATTGGCATTTCCCACGGAAAGACTTCATTCAGGAGCCCTACGCAAATACCGCAGAGTCCTCCCACAATGAACATTGTCCAATGGGAGTATCCGCGGTACACGAGTTCTATAAGTATGTAAATTGTTCCGAATATGACGAATAGGCTAAGCGCCTTAAACAGTTTCTTCACTGTCAATTACCGCCGTCATATCCTTGAGGACGACAGAGCAGTGCTCCGTGGGAATGTTATCTCCGTAGGTGAGATTGAGAATTGTCTCGACGTTGAAGATATTACTGATGTATACCTTCATAGAGTTGAAGTATGTAGTGTGATACTCAACGAGGTACTCCATCATCTTATTGATGGCAATGATATCCTCGCTCGGGAAGTATCTGCATACCTCTCCATCTGCGTGATAAGGCAGTGCCTCGATGCCAGCCATAGCTCTGTCGTTGAGCTTAGAGATTTTAAGCTGGTCATAAATGTCGAGTGTGAAGTGATGGGACAGGCCGTCGGACAGAACAATGTCAAAACCATTGACGATATTCTGCTCGCACGCTGCGCTCATCTCTTCGATTTTTGCTTTGCGAGCTGCCGCCAGAGTGATTACTTCGCTATCCTTGTTGAGCACATTGTCAACAAGCTGTGCCTTGATGAAGTTATACTCGCTCTCCGTGATTTCTACCACGGACACGCTCTTATGCACCTCGTTGGTATTCTCAAAGGTGCCACGATTGCTCAGATTGTAAACGCTCTGCTTGTCGGAGGAAATTACACCGTTAGCGGTGATAATGTCAGACAGGATAAAGCGCTTCGAGTTCTTGAGCCACAGCACCCAAGTGGGATTTTTGAGAATGTCAATGATAATGTTATTGTAAATTACCTTATAAAACATATCTTACCCTCCTTTATTTCGCATTTTCTACGACCGATACGATGTACTCAAGTCGCTCGATACTCGCGTTATAAAACGCGTGATTCCAAAGCCAGTGGTCTTGGTGCTCGATTCTGCGGTACTGATTGCAAACGGCGTCTTCCCAAACTGCATCCCAGCGGGTCTGATAGCCGTCGTCTTTCTTCGTCAGCATTTTGTTGATTTTGGTAATCAGCTTGCCACGCTGTACACCGCAGCCGTCATCGTTACGGGCAAAGAATTTGTGCGCGTTAGCACTTGTTACAACGCACAGGGGCTTGCCTTCGTGATAAATCATTCCACCCTCGGACTGAAAAACGGTTAGGGCAGGAATGTTTACATCTCCGCAAATCGCCTTTTCTTTGAATCGTTTGTAGTTAATATATTCCATTTCATACCTTTCTTTCCGCTTCCGCTTTCCTGAAGGCGTCAATCCTCTCAGGCGAGAAGCCATATATTTCATAGAACAATCGTCTGAGTTTAAGAACGCGGTTATGGTCGTTGTACTTTTCAAAGTACGCCAGAATACCATTGACCGAAGTCCATAGGTCTTCGTAGGTCATAAGTCCTTTCTCCAACTTTGGTTTGAAAGCCTTAATCTTACGACGCGCTCTCTTGATGCCATCACGATTGCCATTTACAACAACCTTGCCAGATGCCGTTAACGTGTACTTGGCTTTGCAATACTTAAACGGCTTGCTGATAGGTTGGATTTTCGTTTTACTTCGGCTAATGGTAAAGCCGATTGCCTCTGCTTTGGCAATCACGAGCTTGAGGATTGCCTTCGCGTCAATGTGCGGTGGGACAATGATGTAATAATCGTCCATATAATGACCTGCGTATCTCATACTCAACTGGCATTTGACATAATTATCAAGTGCCGAAGGAAGAGCAATCATCTCTGCTTGGCTCGGCTCAACACCGAGCGGCATACCGCGCGACAGACCATTACTTTTGACAATGATATCACCGATATTTCGCAAGTGGTCATCGAGGATGAGTCTGCGATGTCTCTCGAAAAGAGCTTCGTGAGGAGCCGATGGGAAGAACTGTTTGAAGTCAAGGAGAATGATGTAGCCATCAGTTCCATATCGGCGGAAGTAATGGCGCAAATCTTCTTTGAGCATTCGCTTTGAGAAATCAAAGCCTTTGCCCTCCAAGCTTGCGCCATTGTTCCAAATCATATCAGGGAGATAAAGCGGGAGTAAAACATTTTTGGTATAGGCTTTATGAACTTGCCTATCCTGTATTTGCGGCGCGTCAATAGGTCTTGACTTGCCGCGTTCATTGAGAATAAAATGCGTACATTTGCCGGGTTTCCACTTTTCTTCTTGAAGTTTTCTTGCGGAAACGGCAGTTTTTGAAAAGATGTGCAACTCAAAGTTCTGCGTACTTTGTTTCCATCGCACGCCGTTACAGCATCTTTTGCCAGCCTTGTATAGTTCTGAGAAGGATAAAGTATCTTCGATTGTACCGACTTGCAAACTGCGCTCGAGCTTCTTTTGCTCACGCTTTGCTTTACGGCGCTGATACCGAGCTTCTCTTCTTTCTTGACTGTTCATAGAGAGTTTCACCTTTCGTATAGTTTTAATATTGAGTGCAGCTAAACTACGTTGCCACGACACATAAAACCGAATTAAGCACATATCCTTCGGCTATGCAAGAAGCGTCCGTGTAATGGCATCAAAAGGTAGTTTTGGGCTTTCGCCACGGGAAGTGTTTCTCCTTTCGTAAAGGTCTAATTCGTCTGCGACTACTATCTGTGACCCATCCCTTGTTGCGGGGTTTACGAAATCCGGCGCGAGGCCATTCGAATTGTTTGCATTGTTGTTGTTGGCGTTGCCGTTGTTGTTGACATTGCAGAAATTGTTGTTGTTGGAGTCTCTCGGAGAACGCTCCCACCAATTGACAGCGGAACCACCGAGAGAGACTATCAACACAATAGCCGAGTTTCAGAAACACACCCAAAAGAGAAAATATTTATCGTTTCTTATCGCTTTTAACAACTTCAGTAAGTAATCTGTTTTCTTTGTCTATAAGACATCCAAGGCTTTCCGCCATCTTGTTGAGTTTGGTTTTAGCGTCATACGCAGAAACCTCTTTGCCCGTAGATGTGGTAAAGCATCCTTGAGGGTTGAGCATCATTACTTCGTAGCACTTGGCAAGATGCACGTCAAGTGCCATCAATGAGGCGCGCGCCTCGACCAAATGCGTTTCACGAAGTTGCTTTTTTACATCGTCAGACGGAAATATACTATTGGCTTTCTCGGCTTCGTCAAGAACTTCGGATGCAAGATGGATAACTTGGTCAGAGAGAAGACGAGAATATCTTGTAGATAACTTGGTTAAGAACTGTAGCGTTTCTGTGAAAATTGCATACGCCACATTGACAAATTCTGCGCGACTTTCGTTTCTGCGCGATTTTAATACTGACATAAATATCTCCTTTTATTCCAAGAGCGTGACGCCCTTTGTGCTTATGGGGTTTCTGCCCGCTTTCGCGGGCAGATATTATTGGATTTAGTGGATTAGACCAAGAAAGCCGGCGCGAGGCCACGCGAAAAGTTCGCACTGTTGTAGCTGGCGCTGCCGCCGTAGTCGACACTGCAGAAAAGGTTGCTGTTGGAGTCTCTCGGAGAACGCTCCCACCAACTGACAGCGGAACCAGTAGACGAATGGTTATACTTTACCTTGGAGTTACCCGCAGCAAAATATGCGTACTGCGCCTGCTTATTCTTTTCGTACTCATTAGCCCTACTTCTGGTACCAAAAATTTCATACTCAGCCAAAAGGGGCAGGTAATCAATCGTTGCAGAAATGTTAGTTTCTACGCTACCAGAACCGCCAGCTACGTTATCCGTATACTTCGTAATGGGTTTCAACACGGCTCTCAAGTCGGCAGGAAGTGCTGCCATCAGCGTGTTGGCAACGGGGTTAGAAGTGCAAGTATTGGAAGGATTATTGCCAATTCTACCACTTACTGCATTTGCTCCGTATCCAGAAGGTTGTACATCTGTGCTACCAAGGATGTCATAACGCATATCACAGCCAGCCCAGCCGCCGTAGTTGTTATAACCCCAGTGCTGTACGTTAAACGTCTTAGTGCCGTCGGTTTTACTTGTGTTGTAATTTGCGTCACAAAGTGCAACATCAATGCCACCGTCGGAAGCTGTCTTAAATCCGCCAAACGTAACACCAGAACCTTCAAGGTCTTTGTTGTGGTCGATGCCAAGCACGTACACATAAAGTGTCGTGTCGAGTGCAAGAGAACCAACTGTGCCCTTGATGTCTACTGCCTTACAGTCGCCAACGTCGAAATAGTTCGCCGCAGTACCTGCCGCGGAGATTTCCGCAATTTCAGCCCAAGTCATACCATCGAGCGCACTCGCAGGAGACTTATACTGAGCAGTACAAGTAAGATTGCCCGTGATGTTCGTAGGAGAAGGACTCCAACCCTTGAACTCATAATCAGCTCCCTGAGAACTTGTAGGAGTCGTAGAGTAAGTAGCGTTGCCGCCATACTGAACCGTCTCCGTATGAAGCGTAGAACCGTCGTCGTTCTTGAACGTGACAGTGTAGCTTCTTACCGTGCTTGTGAACGCTGCATAGACAGTGCGATTTGCATTGATGTTTGTCAACGCGCTTGCACTTGCAGACCCACCGGGCGTTGTGCTCCAACCAGAGAATGTGTACTCGTATTGAGCGGTGCTTGCCTTTGTGGGCGCAGAGATGTCATTGTCGGTTACGGGGTTGCTTGCAGAACCACCGTTATAGATGGTCTCCTCATACAACTTTGTCGTGCCGGTCTCGTTCATATAGGTAATCACAGAAGTGAGTTGACCGTATGTGATGTCGAGATAAGGGAATACTTCTTGAACTCTTGCATACTGCTCACCAGTAAGCTCCTCGATGTAGCAAGTGCCGCTGATGATAGCAGTATCAGTGAGGTCACCCTCGTCGTCGATACCGCCGATGTTAGCGAAGAACTCAATGAATTCGTCGTCAATGGTCTCCCAATGCAAGTTAAGGCCAGTAAGTCTTACGTTGGTGAGGTTGGGAGCCGCGTATGCGATAGCAATGGCGTCAACGGTAGGACAGTTCTCAACAGTCATAGTCTTCAACGCGTTGTAGCCTGCCATTGTGAAATCAGCAAGAGATGCCTGATTCTGAATGGTCAAGTCAACGATAGTCGCAGGAAGATACATCTTCTTGAGGTAACCAGACTTAGGAAGCGAAACGCCAGTAATGCCAGAGCCCTCGGCGTAGATTTCCTCGATGTTGGGACAGAGCGAGAGGTTCAGAGGGTCAACCAAGTTGACACAGTTCTGAATGTTAATCTTCTGGAGGAGCTTGTTGTTACCAACGGAGAGTTCCTTCATATTCTGGTTCACGTAGCCCGTCGCATTGCTACCGACAATAAGCTCGACAAGCTTGTCTGCTTTGCTTACGTTAAGCGTACCGCAATACAAGGGCGAAAGGTCTCCAAGGCTCGAAATGTTGGATGCACCGTAGATAGCCGTTTCGGTATCGTTGAAGGTGTTGTTAGGAGCCTCGAATGTAACGGGTACATTTTTGGTTGCCTTTTCCTGCTTCAGCGTGCCACCTGCACCATAGCGTACACCACAGTACATATTGGAGTACGGGGTAACGGTGATGTCGGCGTTAGGAGTGACACCCGCGTATGTCTCGGGAGTGTAAATACGGAGAGAAACGATGTCATCTGCGTAATCAGATGCGTACCACTTACTATCGCAGTAGTCAAGACGGTTCTCGACGAAATACTTGAAGTGCTCTTCGCCAGAACCCTTTACCTGATAGAGGTTTTCTGCATCGTCTTCAGAACGAAGCATCGAAATGTACTTGTACTCACTGTCCTCGTTGTAAACAGCAGCAGGCCACTTGTCAGCGCCCTGAGTAATAAATCTGTCTACAAGAATGTCGTAAGTCAGTTTGCCATCATTTCTGATGGTCTGATAGCACTCCTGAATAACATCCGGGAACGCCATTCTGAAGTTAACCCAGAGTGTACTGTTCTGACCGTTGTAAACATTTGCGCTATCCACCTTGTCTGTATCCTCGTGGTAGTAGTCAAAGGTGAGGTGACCCTCGTTATTGATACCGAACGAAGTGTCGTTATCGTAGAAATAAGGGAACCACTTTTCCTTCTCAGCCCAGTAAGTGAGGAACATATTCTTCGCTCTCTGGTCAACCATCAACGCGAAGAAGGTGTATGTGTAGTAAACGGCGGTGTAGTGCATATCGAACCACTGCTCAAACTCAGTCTTGAACTTTGCAAGTCTGTAAGCAGCATTATCAACGGTATGCTTATTGCCGTCTACGTCGGTGTACGAAGATGCGAGTGTTGCGCCTGTTGCGTTGTCTTGGCAGGTAGAAACAACCCAGTTGTGCATCTGTTTGAAGCGAGTGATATTTGTGCTCTTATCAGGATAACGAGCCTCAAAGTCATCGCCCCAACCGTCGGGGATGGTTCCAAGGAAGTTGCACGCATCAGAAGTGTTGTTCTTGAACTCCCAACACTCAGCGTTAGAGCCGGAGAAGCCGAATACGTTTTCAGCACCCTTGTCATAGTTGAAATTATACTTCAAAATCTGTTACTTTTGTGACCTACATAATTGTAGGCGGTGAAGCTTCTTCTTTAATTGGTCTGATTACCAATGAGCCTCACTCACGAACTCCGTATAAGTGGTGTCGTTCGTGTTCAGACTGTTGCATCGTTACATAAAGTAACGCTTTCTCATTCAGTCGTTGTTGGTGGATAAATAGTGAAATGTGTAATTAACAGAAGGTTTACGAGTCCCATAGCACCATCTACTTACCGCGGAACTTTTGACTCCAAAGTAGTTTGCGGCTTCTTCTGCGCTTGAAAAAGTGATTTTCTCGCCAGTTTCGTTATGAGTTGCTATCAAAGGTTTCAGCTTTGACGCACGACGTCTTGCGCGTGTTTCTTCACTCATATTTTCCGAACTATTTGCTCGGCTGATTTTGGCCTTAGTTTCGTCGGACATCTGACCGCGAGATTTTCCAAGTTTGGCTTGTCTCATCTTTTCTTTGGCTTCATCGGAATGATGCGAGCCAATTTGTTGCAGATGGAACTTATGTAGTTGTTGTCGAAGAGCAATTAGACGTTCATCATCAGGATGCCAACCGGTTAAGCCATCACCGCCGTCGGTTAAGTTATAGCCATACGAGGGGTTGTTAAACCTATTGCAATTCGTCTTGAACAAAAGAATGTACTCTTGTTCAATCTTGGATGCTTCAGCATCTGTGATATCGCCTTCAAATAGCACATCTTGTTCTATGTTGTCAATGCCATATTTTTGAATAGCATTCCACAAAACTGTACAGTGTGCATAGCCTCGAAAGCCAGCGCCTTGTCTTTGCGCCAAAGTACGTTTTGTTTTGCCTATGTATCGTTTCCCATTTGGAAACGTATACATATATACTATCCAATGTCGCAAATGGTCGTCCATATTGCCACCTCCTTCGTTAAATTTTGTTTTCACTATTTTTTTACTATTTATCCTTCCAAGGCGTTGCCGTCCACACGGGTTTCGCCGTAGATTAGAGAAAGTTTTACATCGGCAAGTAAAATCTACCGATAAAGACAGGAGTATCATTTTCGGTTGCCTGATGGAACACTACGCACGGGAAACCGTAGATAGTGGTTCTGCATCTTGCATCGTCTTCCTGCGGAGGAACGAGCTCGTTGTACAGAGTTTCAACGAGGTTTGCGTTTTGGGTGTTATGAGTACCTGTACCCTCGGCGTAGTCTGCTTTCAAACAGAATACCTGCGCGGGAAGCTGACCGACCGCGTGTGTATGAGGTGCGGAGAACTTAGCCTTGTAGTTCTTGCGAACGTAATACTGAGACGAAGTACCCTGAACGTCAAACGAACAAGCGTCCGTAAAGTTAAGCGCAGGGTTCTCGGGGTTCTCGTAAATAAAGGTTACGTCCTTCTTATCACCCTTGGAGGTAGGAAGCGTGCCGATGATAGTGACAACGGGAATCTTTTTCTTCATAATCTCGTAAGAGATAATGCCGTTCTCGTAAATGTTGTTTGCTTCGTAGAGCTCGGTCTTCTTAACAATGTCGGTTGTGTCGGCAATGTAGTTGTTGACCATTTCCGCAGAAGTCAAGGAGTTTGCATATACACGAATAGTGTAAAGGTCGATACTGCAATAAGGAGAGCCAACGGAAATCGTAACAGGAGTATCCTGCTTAAAGATGTCCTTCTCGGCATACTGCATTGCACTGGAGAGGATACCGTTCAGATAAACCAAGAGCAGTCTATCTTCGCCAGAGGTCTCGATAACGAAACCTACGCGAATCTTCTCCTCGTCCTTGAAACGACATTCAACAGAGGACATAGCACTGTTAAGCACCGCTCTGTCGGCAGTGATGGAAAGACCAACGCCGCCGTTCATACAACTGATAACCTCAGCTTCGCGGTTGTTAACGTCGCGAACCGCAAACTCGAATTCAATGGTCTTACCGTTTGCCTTAAAATCAGACGCAAAAGGCTGGAAGCTGATTTCAGCAGTTGCGTCACCAGAAAGTCTGAGTGCAACGTCGCCTTCCTCATCTTCTACCCAACCGCTCGAATTCCAGTTAACATTCGCAAATGTGGTTGTTGTATCACCGTCAGTCCAAACTGCGGGGTTTGCTTCGTTGTTAGAACGACCTGCGCTGGACAGGAAGAGCTCAAGGCCTGTGGTTGCAGCAGAAACGTCAATGTCGCTTTCAGCAACGGTAATCTCCTTGTATCTTGTGTAAGTATTTTCGCCAGAAGTGTAAGACACCTCGAACTTAATCTTACCGACAGGATATTTACGAGTGTTCCAAGTCTGTCTGCTTCTGTCAACAGTGATTTCCTGCGTGGAATATACAGTTCCGTCTGCATTGTAGATGTTGAGCGCGATATCGCAAGCGAGCTTAGCGGGGTCGTGCACGCTATACTCGATAGAAACCATTTCACCCTGAGTTGCGGATTCTACCACGTTATCAAGGGCGATGATGGGAGTGGTATTGCCAGTAGCGCTGCACATAATCTCATACTTGAGATGATTACTCTCAAGAGTCTGACCGTCCATTGTCGCAACGGAATACACCTCGAAAGTATGGATGCCGTGGCTCATTGCAGGAAGCTCAATCGCAGACTCTCTGCCAGAAAGCGTTGTAGTCACGGTCTCATATGATGCTCCATCGAGGATGAAATGAATGGTCTTGGAGATACCTACACCATAGGGAGTATATCTGAACTCAAAGCCGCTGTTATAAACAACGGTATCGTCGAAATCAGATGTAATGCTCAGGTCGGCAACTGTGATTGTGTATGTAAGACTACGGCTATTACCATAAACGTCAATGCAGGTGACCTTTACAGTGTTTGTGCCTGCGATAAGCAAGTCTTTCACATTAACTTCATTCGCTGCTCCATTCTCAACAGAGAAAGTAGTTTTTACAGCGCCGTTAACGAGAATCTTACAAGTGCCGTTGCCGGTGGGAATGTCATTCTCAACGGATGTAAATGTGAACTTGAGAACCACGTCGTTGCCAGCAGCAACACTCATAGCGTTCACACCATTGTTGTTTACGACGCGGACTGTAGATGTGGTGGAGCTACCACCGCCGCCCGTTGCGGGAAGCACGACGCCTTCGCCAATCGTCTCACCCTGATACGCCAAGAACAGTTTGTTCTCGTCGCCTTCTTGCTCCAAGATAAGGTCGTCAACCTTCGCGGAAACGGAAACACCCTCTCCGATAGGGTTGCCATTCTCGTCGATAAGGATAATACGACCCTGTGCGTTTTCTGTCAGGTCAGCAGGCATTTCATTTCTGACTCTATTGATTAGCCTGTGAGCGGCTTCATCATAGACTTCATACTCTACGCCATTGACTTGAATTTTCTTAATATTCGCCATAGAAGTTTGTCCTTTCTTTATCCATTTAATATCAAAGCGTCTCCGTCAACCGACGCCATATTCTCAAGTACCCATACGCCATCTTCTGTGACGTATCCATACGAGGTCATTACTACGCCGCCAACGGCGATAAGCTTTGGTTCTCCTCTTGTAAGAACTCGTCCCGACGCGTCCTGCATAATGTCGAAAACAATATCCACGCTTGCCACATCACCGTCAAGAGCATACTTGCGATTGTAAGCAATGCGAGGTCTTACTCTGTGAAGAATTAACTGTTCTCCATATACGTTTCCGTTCTTGTCTTGCCACACCGTTTCGCCAATGAGCGTAAAAGTGCGAACTTGCTCGAGGAGACGATTTTTGAAAACAATAGGACTGGAGCCATCCCAAGTTGCAGTTCCTCCCGTCATCAGACACAGGAGATTGTTGGTAAGTATTTGTGTTGATAATGTAAACTCGCCAACGAGTTTATCATAAAACCCAACACGCTTTTCGTGAGCTGCGCCACCGTGCGCAAATACAGCGTCGCCGCTGATGTCAATAGACGAAATGTTTGCGAAGTCTATTGTTTGATAAACGGTATCAAGGTTATTTGCATCACACAAACGGATATTCAGCCCATAACGATTGGCAATGTGTGTGTTTTTCTGTAAAACCGCCATAATGATGCCTCCTTTCTTATAGATAAAATGTTGGTTTGATTAAACGCCCGCAAAGACAAATAAGACAATGCGGGCGCTTTACTTATTTACTTATCCTCGTCGATAAAGTCGAGCAGAGGATACATTTGCTTCATAGACAGCTTCAGCTCCGATGCAAGTTCAGAAAGATTAAATCGAATGCCCGGTTCTTCTACGTCAGTCTTATTCAGAACCTCAACCGCCGCATTAAACGCCGCGATATTTTCGTTGGGAATGAGAATGGTGTCGCTATCGTCCTCCGATTTGCTCGCATATTTATTGAGAAGTTTTCGCATTTCAGACGCATAAAACTCGTGCTCACTTTCTGTCTTAGCGACAAACTTTGTCATCCAATAAGACAGGCGTGCACCGACATCTTCACGGTCAGAAAGGCTGTCAAGCGCCTTTCTTGCATTTACAACTTTAATAAGTTCCATAAATCCTTTTACTCCTTGTTTTCCTTTTCAGTATTTCGCACATAGGCTGTGCCAAGACGAGTCGCATCGCCTTCAAAGAACCAACTGTCATAGGACGTCTTGGCTCCAAATATTTCACGCCACCAATACCTCGCTGCGGAACCAATACTGTAGGCGAGCATTTTTAACCCACCTACTGCCGCATTCTGGATGCCGTGACCAACTTCGTGGCGCTTGGTTGCATCTCCGCAATTTTTACAACAAATGAAGAACCAACCCATTTCAACACCGCCCCAATTTTTTCCGATTTCAAAATAGGGGCAAATGCCTTTGTAGTCTTTTGGCTTCTGCCTAAACAGCCGTAATACTCCATAAACAATGAGTCCTACCAAAGATAGCGCCCACCCTTTTTTCCATTGGAGTTTGCGAAGTTCGGTGGGGGACATTGCGAGATACGATGTGAAATCTGTCTTCTTCATAATTAACCCTCCTGAAGTTTAGCAACAATTGCTTCAAGCTCCGCGACGCGGGCTTTAAGCTTTTGAATCTGCCAAGTGTTAAGAGATATAAATTCATCATAGCGCAGACCATATGTGACTGTAACTTCCTTAGTCTTTGCATCTGTAGTTGCAAATCTAACAAAAACAGCGGCTTCATCAGTGGTCAATCCTGCATCAATAATCGCAGCTTCCACATCTTGTGCTATAAATCCAGTGTGGTAACGTCCAGAAGTCCCATCATTAAATTTGTATCTGACGGGATATAAGAGATTGAAGAAGGTGTCATACTTATCCGACAAATTCTCTATATTATTTTTAAGATTTCTGTCAGAAGGAGCTGTCAATGAACCTTTCCACGTTCCAGTCAACTGGGCATAACTGCTCGAATACGAGGTTTTATCCATATAGAAGCCAATCGACGCGTAACCACTGGAACCATACATATCTCCATAGGCAGCTACATACCACCAATTTGTATCATTTGGGTCTAATACGGCGTGTATTCCATAGGATGTAGTCATACCATCAGATGAGTAACCGCCGATATACAAATGACTTAAATTCGTCTCGCTAAACCACTGATTCCACGTTAAAGTAATTCCACCCCAGTTAATTTGGGTGTTATACTCGGTAATACCGGCCTTCATTCCAGAAGAATTTATAGAGCAATAAGATTTATCTGTCGAGGTGCCGAATGAAATAGAACCGCCAGTAATTGTTGCACTGCTTGAAGTAATCGAGCCAGAAAATGAACCAGTCGCCGCCGACAAGCTGCCAGAGAATGTGCCTGTAGCAGCGGAAAGTTTTCCGCTAAACACAGCCCCGTTTGCCTTATCAATACGCAACCCGGGCAGATTAACATAATAAGAGCTATCATTATAGTTAGCGTCTAT